CGCTTATCCTCCACCCTAACCCGCTCATCTCGATATGCCTTATCATCCTCATACCTCTTATCTGCAAGTTGTTGTTTACCAAGAGCTAACTGGTTTTGTTGGAACTGATTAACATAACCCGGAAGGTTATCTAAAAAGTCTGCAAGGGGATTGTCGTATTGACCGGGAGCCATACGCTGTCTTCTGCTGTATATACTTCTAGGGCCGTTAGCCATTATAAATCCTATGTCTCTTGAGGTTGATACATGCCACCCGTAAGCGGAGGTTGAAATGGAGTCCATACCATTGTAACGCCCTGTACATTTATTGTATCTCCTTGATACATTCCTAAATTAGCATCATTTACATTCTCAAAAGTTGGCGTTGAAGCAATCGTTTTAAACTCACCATCACCTGCAACAATGTCTGCCGCAGTACCCAAAGTTTTAGACTCAAAGGCTGTTTGCTCATCCTGTATCTGATCCTCAAGGGATTTTTGACTTTTCTCCACTGCTTCAGATATAGAGCTTTGTTGCTTACCAAATCCTCCACCACCACTAGAAATACCTTGCCCGGAGGTCATTCCAAGTAAGCCTTGTCCTAATTCCTGCCTAGCTTTTCCTACGCCACTAGAATCAAAGCTTTCAAATAATGCCAACTGCTCAGGTGTAGCTTCCAATCCCTGTCGTCTTAAAACCTCCTCTGCTGTAAAGCCTCCAGTTTGCATGCCAATAAGACCACCATCCTCAAATTCAAGCCTTCTAACACCCCCACCAAATAACCTATCAAGGTACGGTGTAGCATCGGCAACTTTTGGAGTTGCCAATGGGGTGTTTATATAATTTGGAGTCCCAAAAAACGATTTACTAAATAGTCCACCAGTACCTCCCGAATATCCAGTCACTCCCTTCCCCATGCTTAATGCCTTAATTCCTTGTTGCCCTTGCTCTGTAAAAGGATTATACTGACCATATTGTCCACCACCCGGAGTAAGCCCTGCTGTTAATCCAGCTTTAGCACCTTCAATAAGTGAACGACCCAAAATACCTTTATTAAATTCTTCACTGGCTTCATCTATATCCCTAAAAGATTCTTGTGCATACACAGTACCACTTTCATCATAATCTTCTGCTTTGCCCGCACCAAGCCTCTCACCTAAGCCTTTTCCTAGACCTGCACCTATCGCCGCTCCTGCTGGGCCACCGATTGCGGCTCCAAGCAAACCACCAGCGGTACTTGCAATACTGCCAAACAAACCGCCTTTCTTTTGTCTTTCGGCTTCTGCTCTTTGATAATCTTCTAGTAACCCAAGGTCGTCTTGTTTCTGTAGGGCCCTTGCCAATAAAGCGGCACCTCGTGTTTTAGGTTTGCCAAAGGGTTGTGGCTTGCCAAAACTACCACCAGTTTGCATGCCCATTAAATTAGGAGACTCACCCAAATAATAACCGGTCATGTTTGGGCCAGACGATAGCGGTTCATAACCTTTTGATTTGTTAGAGTTGTAATCCATGGTGTGATTCCTTTGAATTTAATAAAACTTTTATCATAATGACTATACTATATTGTCACTATCGTCTTCCAAATGGAAGTGACCCAGAAAGCTTTAGAGCTTGTTACTATTCCAGCATCAGATGCAGTTATTGCAAGAGCTACAACATCCCCAGCATCAACTGTTGGTGTTGCACTCCAGTCTGATTGATTGACCGTTATTGCTGTATGATCTACAAAGGATGTTGAATATGTATAATTACATAAAGCATCAGTCGTATCATCACCATCATCTTTCTTCTCTATGGCAAATACAATATCATCAGCATTGTCGTCAAGGTCAGGTGGTTTTACTATTAGCTTATGACAGGTCATCTTAAATGGGGCTAGAAAACCCTGTCCAGTTCTGAAAGTCCCAAGTTCTGTGTCGTTAAACCAAGGTAGATAAATCTTACTTGCATCAACATCGGCAGTAAAGTTATGTGAAAAAGCACGGTAGTCAACGAAAGAAGAACTGTATTCCAGTCTAGAAGTTTTGAGAGTACCACCTACTTTATTGCCCTCACCCTTGGTCATATCAGAACGCCATAGCTGACCTCTTTCTTTTCTATATCTAGACAGGACACCATCCCTACCAAAGAACAAGACCTCTTCGCCTTCTCTCATTGACTGTATAGATGGTTGGTCTTTGACGACCCTTATCTTGTCTTGCTTTCTATTGGCAATAAATCTAGTGGCTCTATCCACTACACACCTTTTCTATACAATGTTCTGTATTCTATGGATATGTCATTGATATACACCTTTGCAGATGTACTACTTGTATTAAGCTGTAAAGACACTTTATTACATACAACCGGAGAAGAAGGGGTTATCTTTACTTTTGCCCAGTTACTAGCAGAAGCAGATATGGTTCCAGCTAATGCCGTTGATGTATTATCTTCTTCAAGCAAGGTAAACATATTTGTTAATGCAACATCAGACTTATAAGTAATATGAACCGCATAAATCTTTTTTACTTGAGCAATACCCCCAAAGTCAAAAGCTTTAGTAGTGAAACGAACACCATCATTTGCAACTACGGATCTATGCAGTTGATAAATATCCACCGAACTACCTGTGTCGTGAGCTATTAATGTGTTACTACCCTCAGTGTCTACGGAATTTGTAAGCCCATCATTTGTATCTAAAACAAAGTCTTTAAGTAATGTAAAGTTCCCTTTCTTTAAATCGCACATATACGCATCGCCATCATTATCAAGGCTCTTTACAATAAACGCCATAGACTCTTGCTCGTCATATATAATACCGGTAGTTCCACCCACATGACCACTCCAATCACTATCACTAATTTTATTTTCTTTTAAATTCGTTATGGAAGACCCATTGTATAAATACAACCCCTGTTTATTCGCCCACAATACACCATACTGGGTTCTTTTTACTGCCTCTGGGTGAGCAACGCCCTGATACTGCTTACTGTCTTCTAAAAACCAATTACGGTCATCTCCGGCTATATTAATAATGTCTAAGCTTTTATTCTTGTACGCTAGTAGCCTGTCCGCATAAGCCTCTATTGCAACGTACACATCTGCATCACCCTTAGCCGCTTCTATAAAGTTGTCCGATGGGAACGTATCATACCTATTAGGCATAGAGTACATGATTCTATCTGGATATGACTTTAATGTTGCATCTGCTTTTGTGTCCCCAGTGCTTTCATCCTTCATGGTCACATTGCATACAAACACTCTATTGTTTGCAACGACTGCATCTTTCCAATGTTCCCCAGAATCACCTAAAGCGTTACTAAATATACTAGAACTAAAACCATTAATAACCTCATAGGTAATAAACCCTAACTCTGTTACGCTAAAATTTGCAGATGCTGTTGCGGTGGGGCAGTTATATGTCGAAGCAACGGTAGCTCCATTATCAAACCACACAGTGTAGTCATCTGAAAGTTTCGTTCTTGCCCCTTTTGTAAGGTCTATATCTAAAAGCATAGTGTATTCAGAATCATCGCCTTGCTTGCGTATATATATCCTACCACCAGAGATTCTTTCATCGTATGGGCCTTTCGCACCTATATTAATAGATAACGCCTTAAACTCATTCTCCTCCGCAACGGTGTGGGTATTTGTATATGCAAACGGCAACGACTCTTGATTTCCATCGTAGATAAAAGTAGATGCTAGTTCGTAAGTACCAGCTTCTATTAAACCATCTACATCTGTTTCTGTAGCAATCGCTATTTCAAAACCCGCTCCTGCACTATTTGGATAAGTAGATACGGCACCGGCTGTACCTGTAGATGTTGCTAAATCATCTTCTGTAGGCCTTTTAAGGTCGTTATCTTTTGAGAAATAATTCATGTAAGAATTGTCATCAGTAGATGAATTTGCACCATCAAAATGCCTTCTCTGTATCCAGCCATACCATTGAATTTTACAATCATTTTTATCGGCAGTGTCACAGCATCGTATAGAGTCTTCTACTTTGTAATATTTAACTTGAGAGGCAATGCTGGTTGCTGAAGAACGCAAAGTAATTGAACTTAATTCCCATACTCCAGAATTTATAGAAAGAGTATCTACCGTATGGTCTGCCGGGCTAGACAAAAGCAATACTTGGTCGCCCATAGAAGCACCTACAAGAGTAGCACCCCAAAAAACTTGAGGAAGTGGGCCACCGCCCGGAGCAGTGCCTTCAACCACAATAGGGATTGCCCTATCAAAAACGATATTACTTCCATTGGTGTCTACAACACGATATATTCCCTGACCGGCTGGGTCTATTGCATTTGACGGAAAGGAACTTGCGGTTAAATGTACCAAGGTTCCAACAGGGAAAGAAGATGCAAGGTTTTGTTGAGTGCCACTAACCTTATACTCTAACTCCTTTAGCACACTGCCATTTGTTCTTGCTATAAACCCAGTTGCAGAACCTTCACTGTCATCATCACCCGCAATGGAACTTGTTTGCGAAATTGTAACTAAGTCTCTTGCAAA